TAATAATTCAACCTAAGGCTTTAAATCAGCAATCTGATTCATTTATACAACCAAATGTATCGCCTAATATAAAAGTTCAACCTAAGCCTTTACCAACTAACCCATTATTTTTAAAAAGTGAATCTGAAGATTCATTTACTCACTCTATAATATCAAAATTATCCAAAACACACCCATTGCAATCCAAAATTAAACCTTTACATACCAAAGTACATCTTCAATTACCTAAAAGTCGACCTTTACATGTACATCCTAAATTATCTAAAAGTTTACCATCTACAGTACCCAAAATGTTACCACCCAAAGCACAACCTTTACTACCCAAAATACAATCTATGACGTTAAAAACACCACTACAGCCTAAACTTACTTCTCCTAAAGCTATTTTGCTTAAAGCTATTCCTCCTAAAGCTATTCCTCCTAAAGCTATTCCTCCTAAAGCTATTCCGCCTAAAGCTATTCCGCCTAAAGCTATTGTTCCTAAAGCTGTTCCACCTAAAGCTATTCTCCCTAAAGCTATTTCGACTAAACCTATTCCGCCTAAAGTTATTGCTTCTAAAGCTATTCTACCTAAAGCTATTCTCCCTAAAAATATTCTACCTAAAGTTATTCTCCCTAAAGCTATTCGCTCCTAAAGTTATTCCACCAAAGATATTCTGCCTAAAGCTATTCACCCTAAAGATATTCCACTAAAAGCTATGATACTCAAATAAACTTATTGATTTCTCTATAAAAAGTTAATATATAATCATATTAAATATAGATTTATATAATTAAAATATTTTATTAGTTACTAGTACTAAACTAATTTAAGAATAATTTTTCCTTCAAATAATCCTAATACAAATAATATTAATAAATATGAAAAATATATAGAAGGATATAGTTATACATTGGGTACAGGTTTAGTTCATGGTAGTTAGGAAGAGTTAGTGATTTATTATCATAATTAAGGAATGTTAAAAATAATAAATAAAGACAAACTAGTCTAACTTTAGACTTATTGGAGAAAATCATATTCCATCTCCACCAAAGACTTTTATTAATGTAATATTTTGTGTGGTAATGTTATTAATTTGAATTATTTTTGGGATGAAATAAAATAGATGCAGTAACCAAACAGCTGTTATAAAAATCTAAAAAATTGGAGTTTTTGGCAGTGATAACACCTATGTTTTTAAATATTACCAATTTGAAATTAAATTCAGAATTATTTCAAATTGGTAATTTTGAGTGGATGAAAATTATTTAGGTCAACAAATCATTGTAAAAATTCTCAATTTAATCAAACTACTAGTCAAGATAATACTCCAAAATATTTGAAATAAAGTTACATTCAATAATTTAATTGATTTTTATTATTCTGACAAATTAACACCTTAGGATATTGTTTATCAAGCTATAGAATTTATAATTTTTTTCTTTCTAATCAATATAGAAGGTATAGAATTTATAATCAAAAATTTAGGAATGCATAAACTGTTTATCAAGTATTAAAATATATTAATCATTGAGGCATATTAATTAATTTTAACAATATAAATATACAGCTTGTTAATCATTTTATTTATACATCTGGCGACCTACTTATCAATTAAAAAAATTATTAGAACAATAACTATCAAATTGATTTTGGTCAATATAAAAATAATTAGTATGCTATGTATACTGTATTAAAGCTAAATTCAAAAATCTACAATTTTATATTGGTCTAATAATTATGATGGGTTTGGTTCAAATTGATTAGGTTATCAATTAATGATTATATGTAAAAAAATTAGCAATCAATGGGTTTATAAATGTCTAAAGAGCAAAGTTTCATTAGTTTTGTTTTATTGTTTAATAAAATCTGGAAATTTACCTAAAGAACTATTCCTTAAAGCATTGATCCTAACTTTAATAGGATGGAACTATTAAAATCTCTAAAAATTTTAATTCTTGTATATGTATATAATAAATGCAACAAATCTTATTTTATTCCGATTATTGTAAACATTGTAAAATTATTTTAAATTATATAAATGATAATAATATAAATTTATTATTTAAATTTATTAATATTGATAAAGAAAAATATCCAAAATTTATTAAAGTTGTTCCTACATTAATAAATTTAGAATTTATAAAACCTTTAGAAGGTAAAGATGTTTTTAAATATATTTATAATATAAAATATTTTAATAATCCTACAAATAATATAACTTTTAATTTACCCTTAAATCCTAATATTAAATATGATAATTTGGCACAAATAAATGATACAAATTACTATATATTTAAATAATATATTTTAAATGTATTTGATTTTCTTTTATTTGAAACTATTTTAGAATAAAAATATATTATAATATATTACAATGATTCATACCAATATTTCTAATAGGGCCTTCAAGGACTCGCCAGATACTATATTATATCAGAATAATTTAAAAACAAATTTAAATTGTCCACCTGAAGATAGACACATAGATTCTAACAAAATTGAAAATCAATCATTATCTAAATTAGATTTTAATTTAATTCCAGATAGAATACAAAGTATTCAAAATATTTTTAAAACTAAATCTTTTAATGATAAAAATAGTTTAGATGCTCTTATAGATTTTAATAATACAAATAAATATAATTTTCCTGTAGATTCTGATGATATTCGAGATTTATTACCCAAAAAATATATAGATTTTGGTAAAGCTATTAGTCAATTAGGTGGTAAATTATTATATATTAAAAGTGGATCTACTGGACATACATTTAAGGGTATATATCCTGATGATGTCAATAAACAATCTTATGCAGTAAAAATAGTTGCTTATCCAAAAAAAGAAAATTATGGTGATATGTATAATATAAAAAGACCTGAAAATACTGAAATATTAATGATTAAATTATTAGCATATTTTGTAATCAATAAAGAAACACCACATATTATACTGCCAATAACAACATTTAATACAAGCATTAAACCTTTTTTAAATTTACCTAAAGCTAATATTGTAAATAATAAAAAATTTGAACAGTTTATAGAACGTTATGAAAAAGGAGAATATTATCAAAATGTTTCAATTTTAATCAGTGAATGGGCAAATAATGGAGATTTATTGGACTACATTAGAAAAAATTATAAAATGCTAAAATTAAATGATTGGAGGTGTATTTTTTTTCAAATATTATCTGTTTTAGCTATTATCCAAAATAAATATCCTGCATTTAGACATAATGATATGAAAGCGAATAATATTTTAGTTCATAAAATTGATATAGATCAAGTTAATAAAAATTTTTTATATAAAATTAATAATCAACTTTATATAGTTCAAAATATTGGTTTTCAACTTAAATTATGGGATTTTGATTTTGCTTGTATTCCTAATCTTGTAAATAATGCTAAAGTAGAAGCTGATTGGACTACTAAAATCAATATCAACCCAGAACAAAATAGATACTATGATATTCATTATTTTTTAAATACATTATTTCGTAAAGGATTTTTTCCAGAATTATTAACGGCTCCTGAAATACCTTCAAAAGTTATTGATTTTATAAATCGTATAGTACCCGATAAATTTAAATCAGGGGAAGATGTATCAGAAAGAGGACGACTATTAGTTAATGAGGAATATTTAATACCTGATAATATATTAAAACAAGATCCATTTTTTAAAATTATGCGATTTTCTTCTACTAAAAACTAATCACTTGATTCTGATATATTAACAATACTTGGAATTAAACTATTTTCAGTTTCTACATAAACATTTTTTAATTTATCTTTTGAATCATTTGAAACGGTAAAATCTAATATAGATTCTATATCAATTTTTCTTTCTGTTTTAATAAATAGTTTATCAAATAATTCATTAGATAATAAATTATTATTAGAATTATTATTACCTAAAAATTTAAAATTGATAATTAGCATATCATCTTTTGAATAAGATGATTTATTTTCAAAATTATCTTTCATTAATAATTCAATAGCAAATATTAAATTACCTAATATATTTTTTTCTAAATATACATCAGCTGTAAATTTAAATATTTCAATATATCTATTATTATTAAATTTATAATAATAAATATTATCAAATACCTTTAAATTTATAAATCTATAAACTCCAGAATTTAAAATATTATTAATATATAACATTATTTGATTAAATAATTTTCTATCTGCAATACAGCGAATAGATTGTAAGTTAATTAAACTAGGAAATTCTTTATTTATTTGAACTAATGAATTTATAAATTTATTTAAATTATATGTTTGGTTCAATTTATCCATATTAGTATCTGTTTTATTATCTGGAATTAGAAATTTATATATAGTTATAAAAAATATTTTTATACAATTTATAATTGAATAAGAACTCTTATAAATTATAGATAAAATTTGATTAAAGATTGATGACAATGTAGTATTTGTCATTAATAGATGATAAAACTGTGCTTTTTCATCTATTGATAAATTATTTATATTTTCTCTTTTAATTAAATAATTAATTAAATATAGTATTAATATTAAAAAAAATAATGTTTTTATTAATTTCATAAGTTTATTTTTATTACTTAGATATTTAATTTATAATAATCGCAGATGAAGATATAATTTATTTAAAATAAATAGACAAGAATTGAAAAGCTACAGTTCAATAACTCTCTTTCAGAAAGTTGTTCATATGAAAAAACTAGTAATTTTTTCTGAATAAGAATTATTCTTGAATAATTCTTTTAAACAAGTAATGAGTAACATTTCAGAACTTTTCATAAAAAAATGAAAAAAATAATAATTAAAAACTAATATAATATATACTTATTATGCTTAAAATTAATAAAATCCATGTTAATAAAATTAATGAAGAATCTGAATTGGGAAATTCCAGGTTAGAATTAAAAATATTAGGTAATAATATTAATTATATCATTATTAATACTTTAAGACGAATAATTTTATCAGATATTCCAATATATGCTTTTACTAAATTTAAATTTGATAAAAATTCTAGTATTTTCCACAATAATTATTTAAAGTTAAGATTATCTTCATTACCAGTTTGGGGAATTGAAAATGAAATTGAATATATGGATTTAGATGATAATAAACCAGAAGCTGGTAATATATACACAAATGAAAATGATAATGATGATATAACTTTAGATTATTTAGACTCTAATGAAAATACATTAAATTCTTCTTCACTAAAACAACTAACTATGTATGTTGTGTATAAAAATAAAACAAATAATATTGTATCTGTAACAACAAATGATGCAAAATTTTATTATGATGAAAAACAAATTAATAGTCCTTATAAGAATAATATTCAATTAATAAAATTACAACCAGACCAAGAAATCGCATTTTCTGCAATTACAACTTTAGGTACCGAAAAAGAAGATGCTATATTTAGTCCTGTTTCAATTGCTACATATAAAGAAATTACACCAACAGAATTTATTTTCATATTAGAATCACGTGGCCAACTTTCTGAAATAAGAATTTTAAAAGTAGCTATAATTAATATTCAAAGAAAAATTAAAAATTTTTTAAAATTATTTATTGATAATAAAATAAAATTAGATCAAATAGACGACTCCTCTCAAGATGAGTTTATAGAAGGAATGATAGAAGTACATAATGAGGATCATACATTAGGAAATTTAATTACACGAGGATTACAACAACATGAAGATGTAAAATTTGCTGGGTATAATTTAATTCATCCTTTAGACAAAATAATAATTTTTCATTATAAAATCAAAAAAAAAACTAAAATTATTAATTTAATTGAAGATGTTATTAATTATTATGATAATATTTTTACAATACTATATAAAGAACTTAATAATTTATAAAATTTTAATCTGAAACATTAGGATTAAGCTGATATCTTTTTGGAACTTCAATAAAACTTATATATTTTTTAAAAAGATAATTATTATTATTAATATCTAAAAATTTGTAATTAATATGTACAAAGATTTTTTTATCACCTTTTATTGGGATCATAAAATTAGGTACGATACCATCATATGATGTTATTGTACCTTTATAATGATAACCCTCATCGCCAAAAATTTCTATATCAAAACCTATAGGAGTTTCATAAGTATTTGACAACGGTTTTATAACTTCTATTGAATTATTTTGGGAATTTTCATTTAGTGGTTTAATAATATTTGATGTATTATTAAATGCTATTTCATTACCTTCTGAAATATTAGAATTTTCACGTATATTTAAATTATCTAAACTAAATTTAGATCTAGAACAAAAGTTATGTTCTTGATGTATATCCTCTATTAATTTTTCTGATCTTAAAGAATATAACTCTTTAGGTTGTATATAATTTGATAAATTACATCTTAAAGATTCATTCTTCACTAAATTTAAATGATGCTTATCTAATTTATTTTGTTCCCAATTTTTAGCTGGTATAATATTTAATGGGATATTTAAAGCTAAAAAATTATGTGTAACTTTGTTTTTTTTCATTTTTAAATTCATATTTTTATCTATATATTCTGTTTCTTCAATTAGTTTTCTTTGTGTAAAAAAATAATCTATATTTTGAAATGTTTTTTTTTGGAATTTTAAAACATTAAACGCTTCTCTTAAATCTGCCATAATACTATATGGTATATTATTTCTTATTAATTTAACGAATAATAAAAATTGATAAATTAATTTAAAATTATATATTATTATTTTATAATGACTAAAAAAGTATTATTTGGTAATAATTATGGATATCTTATTGATAATTCTATCAAAGAAAAAATTATAGATTTTTTATATACAAAAATTGAACTATCAAAATATAGATATATTATATTAAATACATTTAATAATTTAAAATATTTAAAAGATGAGAAACATTATGTTTCTCCTAATTTTAAAGGAAATAATTATTTATTAATTATGGTAACAATCAATAATAAACAAATTTGTGTAGTAATTGATAGAAAAAAATTATCTTATCATAGACAACAATTAAAAATTAAAGATTTAGAAATTATTAAAATTGAACTAAATGATCATGATAATTTATTTAAATCTTCAAATTATTCTACAAATAATAATTTTGTATCTGGTAGTATATTTACTGGTAAACTTATAATGTTAAATAATAACCATATATTTTTAATTCAAGATTGTTTCTATTTATCTAATGAAGATTTTACAAAAATGGATATGCAAATTAAATTACAACATTTAAATTCTATTATAAAAACATCATATACTGAAAATACATATTGTATAAATTTTCATTTTCGAATAAATCAATTATACACTTATAATAATTTAAAATCATTAATTCAAACTTTACAACAATATTCAAGAAAAACTTTAAAAGAAAAATCAAGTTTAGATTC